CAATAAGCTTGCAAAATTTACTAGGTTGGAAAGTCAACTAGAGGCCGAAACCTCTCTATCTAAAACCAAACTAGTACGTTTGTACAAGTTATAAGACAGAGAAGTCGACCACCACACTCCCTAGATGAGTGTGTAGTTGTCGTTACTTCTCAGTAACATCCTGAATGTTTAATAGGTAGTACCCATTCCAGAATTGTAATACAATACTGGCACATTCAAGAAAAAGTGTAAATTGAAATCAGTTCCCGCGCACACATAACGCGTAGCATACACAGTCGTTGCCACCGATGTAGGATCGATGAACGCAGAAATTGCGTATGAGTCCGTAAGTGTCCCATCTGTGGCTACACCGGTCACAGAATATGATGGAACATTGAAGCAAAATTTGTAATTTGTGTTCATTGGCATTTCAATAGAAACACCAGTTTGTGTCATTTGGTTAGTGACACACAAACCACTGCAACCCTTTTCAACGACATCATACTTCCACAAATCCATATTTGCTTTAGTAAAACTTCCGGGAATCACTGTGCTAACAGCTTGTTGATTTCCCTGTGTCACAGCGACACGACCACGTGCTGCTGTAAGCATTGTAATAGGTTGCGTTTGAGCTCCCGTTGTCTGGTACATATTGTAATGCCAACGAATTGATCCTCTGTTGCCAATAAAGGCAGGACAAACCCAACTTAGGGGTGTCATATGCACAGGATTAAAACCATATGTATTTCCAGGAGTCTCAACACCATTTGCAGTCGCCACACCATTAGCATCATAACCAGGTTGATGGGGAAATCTACCTTGGCGAATGAGCACAAATGATGGCGATGACGGAATTTGGAATCCCATAGTATCATGCCGAACAGATCTTCGCAGAAGAGTTCTCAATGATAACACAGGGTCACCAAAATTAACTTTGAAAATGGAATTATCAACATTATCATCATCAACTTCAGCCACACCACTCTGCATCTGCAGATATGAGTGTGAGCTTGGTAAATCACACGGATTAGCCAACATGAAGTTATCAGCTGCTCTCACAAAAGTGAGAATAGTAACAGATGCTGTATCAAGTGGAGCTGACAAATTTGTCAAACACTTCACAGTAATAACACCATTAGCTACACCAGCAGCTGTAGACGAACCGGTTGAACCATTTCCCCAATTGTTTCCAGTGTTCACATCACCAAGAGCAATGGTACCACACCATTGCACATGTTGCATATAGGGAACACGGAACTCAACTTCATCAGATTCAGCTAAGTCAATAATCTTCGTGAGAATGACATGAGTTGTATCTGTGGATGCAGCATTGTTGGCATAAGGATCCCAACTAATGCGCAAACGTCCTTGATGAAATCGAGAACAAATGACCTTAAAACGATAGATGATATCACCACGCCAGAAAGTGAACATACGAGATGTCCAACATATTGGCGTCATGGCGATACCATACGTACCAGCTGAGGAAGCAGTACCTCTGTCATACATAAAAGGATGTACAGCAGCGGTGAAATACTGAGTTCCTACAGCATCAGTGGATGCCCACACTGAAGATGTTAAGAAAGATTCTTTCTGGGCCAAATGAGCTATAGCTAACTCATCAGTCCCATCTAAACCAACAACTTCAGGTGACACTGAAATTTCAGCTTTTGGGTCAAGAGTCATTTTAGTGACAGGTTCGGCCAAATGTGCTGAAGCCAAATCGTGGAATGGTAAGTTCTTCACGGGCTTCACGTCCTCAATGACTGGCACATTAGACCAACCAAACAATTTTGCGATCTGTGAAACAGCAGACGCGCCAATTTGTGTGGCTGTTGCATATTTTCCAATAACAGGTGTTGATTTCAAGTGTTTCACCCAATTGGACAACGCCGCAGCTGGAGCAGAAATGGGACCATTCCCATATTCATCTTTACCAGACTGCATGATAGCAACCGTAGAATTTCCTTGCAATTGAGCATTTTCGAGCCAAGCATACACTTGAATAGTACAACCATTAGTAGTTGCACCATTCGCGCTCGTAAGAGCAGTATATTGCTTGAATGTCAATGATCCCATAGCTTGGAAATTGATGGCATTTGCCAAAGGCAAATAATTTGCGTTATAGAAAAACGGAGCTGTCATTTCACCACCAGAACTAGTTTGAGGGTAAACCCAAATGTGAGGTCTCTGAGAGACTGTCACAAAATCAACAGAAGTTGAAGCCAAACCAGGTACCTGGCTGTAAAGTGGCGTATAATACGCAATTAGTGCACCATAGTAAAAAGGTGAACAATTCACTACAACTTTGATCTTAAGATCACCACGAATCAATGCAAAATTTTGCAATCGATACTTTATAGCAATATTGTTGTGAAACAATTGCCATGGATAGATCGTAGATGTTGTAAAAGCAGAAGTTGTCCACGAATGTGTCGAGATCAAAACTGGTCTTGAAAGAAAATCAGCCAATCCAAGGGACGATTGATCATCTATTGGTGCACACTGACTTGCAGATACTGGAAAGGTAAGAATTTCACCCTTATTAGCATCTACAAATTCAGCTGTTTGAGAAGTAGTTGTTGATGGCTTATTCTCATTAGCCATGGAACTTGTAATTTGTTCCGTTGTTGTTTCGTAAGTTTCAGCAATCTTCATAAATTCGTATCCGGTAAAAGATTAATAAATCCGAATATATAGACTATTTTGACAGTGATCCAACTGTCGATGTACAAGGTATACATCTTTGGGGAACGCCCAGGATCAATTGCCCTGCAGGCCCATTCTCTTCCACTCAGGTTGTCACCCCATGTGGAAGCAGTAACTGCTCTACAGGTTGGTATTTTGGCTTAGCGATATCCCATCGCCACGACCTAAACCATTCGGCCGCTCTGTAAGAATTCGAAGAAATGATTTCTTATACTTACAATGTAGACACTTACCTTCATACATTCGCACGATTTCACTGTTAATGGTGAAATCGCATGTCTTAGAAAGTGTCAACAAAATTCCGCATGTTTCACATGCATCCTCCAAACCACAGAAGAGACAATCAAGATCCGGTTCATCGAATCTACACCTTTTACAAAACTGACAAGGTCTCATATCTTCTGCACATTGGTAATTGACAAAATAGCAATCAAACCCGCAACGTTCACACAACGCTCCGGCTTGCTCAATAATTGTCAACCCAGACTGCACCTCCACGCAGTCTTTGGACTGATACCATTCAATGTAATCTTGCCATGATGGAAGATCTCCAACATATGATGGTAGTTCAGTACCCTGTATGATGTTTTTGATGAGTGCATCCCAAAACTCAAACCGCTCTCTCCCATGGAAGAAAGCTTCACGATGACAACTTTGTATTGACTGAGATAACTGTTGTTCCATTGACTCTACCTTAGAAGGAATCATAAGCCCTAAAGCTTTTACCATTGATCCTTCATCAAGTGGAGCTACATATTTTCCTAATTCTGATTCAAATCTGAAACCACGTTTCAGAAATGTTGCGTCTTTAAAAGTAATGTATGGAACAGTTTCAGCATCTTTATCAGCCATCGTATACTTAATTCCCATCTCTGCGAACTTCTCTTGCATATAAGTGTGATTAAAAGCAGGTGCATCTTTTACGGTCATGATATTATCATCACCATAAGTCATAAGATGCACTTTCTCAAAGAAAAGCTCACAAGCACGTACCATTTCATGTGGATCATCATTCTTCATCTCCTGCAAAGCAAAGAGCGTAATTGTTCGAATAACATTGATGATACCATTAATAATAACAGTAAGTGCATGTCCAGAAGGGTTACAATTGGTGCGAATAATTGTTCCAAAATAATCAATGAGCACATGAATCACATCTTCAGAGCAAGCTCTCATGCAATTTATGTGATCGTCATCAGCACCTAATGCTTCTCCCAGACGAACGATGAATTCATAACCCAGATGTAATTCATCAGCCGACATTGTAATGTCGAAACCAGCATAATCCCCAGCGATTCCATCATCTGAAAATAAGAAAAGAAATTCCCATAATTTGTGCCATTGTGAGCTAGATGCATCCATTCCTGGAGCCATCATAAACAAATATGAGTTCTTTTGAACTAATCGGACAAACCAAAGAAACAGTTGTCGTTGAACAACAGTGAAAGGTAATGATCCTCCAAAGAATACTCTCGTATTATGTTCATCAACTTTCTTAAATTTTCGCGCTTCATCTTTCAATGAAGCTTTAGAGATTGGATTTGCACATTTACATGACAAATAACAATCCCAAATTCGATCAATTTCATCTTGAATATGTTCCTTAACAAAACGTTCATCATCCCAGTCACCTGAGAGGGTAAACATATGTTTTTTCTTACTTTCGCTATATGGAAAACCAGCCGATGTTCGCAGATTAATTGCTTCTACGAATCGTACACCTGGTTGCCCGTTAATACTGGTTTGTTGATCGACTACATGACATTCATCATAGAATCGATCATCTGCCTTCTTCATAACATGTCTAAAGTATGCTTCCATCGCACACCTTTGGACTTGATTGAAACGATAATCGCGGGTTCCTTTCATCGATTCAAAATGACGATTAGACGCTTGATATGACATATCTGGCTGGGTATGTTCAATTTTTAAGCCTTGTTCTTCTAGCTTATCAGCTAGGATTGTCCTCGTCACATGTGAAGAAGCTTTTTGACGATGTCCATCCAAACTTCCGTATACCTCACACGGAATTTTCTCTTGCGTAGTGATTGCAATAGATTTTGGATGAATATCACCAAGGTTGCCAGCTTTACCTTTTTCAGAAGATATTGTTCCAGGCTCGATTTCGTTTTGACTCAATCGAACGATGGTTTCTTCTAAAACGGTGAGGTCGGTGGCACCTCCTTGATCCGTCCTTGTGTTCCCGTATTGATGCATTCCTACGAGAACTGGTCCACTTGGTGTCTCTGCAAAGAGTATCGAACCACAATCGCCAAGTTCTGTTTTCCTCTCAGGTTTGTAAATCCATCCAGATTGAGGTAATTTGAATATTGAATCTACATACTGAAGCTGTTTCACACGATTAAATGATAAATTACCATTTTTCTCGCGCTTAACAAGGAAACCACTTCCTCGAAATTCACGAATCTTCTTCATTGGCAATGAAAGTGTCAAATCTTTCTTCAATGGTGTTGCATGTACTTCCATAATCATCAGGTGTTGACCCAATGGCTGTATTTTACTTTTGTCAATATAATCAACAAAATCTTTTGAAGCACACTGATACCCATCATTGACAAAATCAACCCTCGTAACCGATTGATTTTTCAACACATGGGTTTGGATCAAAGCAACATGTCCACGAATAAAAAGACAATTTCCTATGTTACAAAAACGACTTTCATCACTCTTATCTTTACATGAAACATGGAATAAATTGGGAGCATAAAATGCAGCAACTTCTTCCATTGATTTGGACTTGAAAGACAAAGCATGTCTTGGTACATCGAGAATATCGATTTCCGTTCTCTTACGAGCATAAACACTATCTTTCTCACCAGACACATTAAATGGGTGACCCATACTATATGCCTGACCCTGCTCTTCTGCTTCAGAAACAAAAAGAGAATAAAAATATTGTATCATTTTCGCAAGTGCAAACAACACGAGGAGACAGAATGCTGTACCACCCAGGACTGTTTTCGTGTTCAATCCCATGGCATAAATGCAGTCAACATAACTATCAGCTTTATAGGCTAACCACATAACAGCACATTGTCGGAAATAATCCATATTCACACAAATATCAGAATACCAACCATAATCGCCGGTTATCATGAACCAGGCATCAAATGGATGGAACGCATTATACAATACAGGAGCCAAAAGAATGGCATAAATGGATCCAAAAATATAGGCTGGCAACAACCAGCTTGTCATTAAGACTCCAAAATCCCATACCATGCTCCATTTCTGATAAATGCTATCTCTAGCACGCATAAACATATTTGATTCATTTGGCTTTCTATCACGAAGCATTAACAATGCTAAAGTGATAAAAATTGTTGAAATAGACAACATTGACCAGCAATGTGCCCAAATCTCCTTTAAAGCTCTGAAAGACTCATAAGGACCAAAATCACAAAATGGATTTTCACTATCTTGTGTTCTAAACATTGGAACTAAACCTGCTTGTTCTACGATTTCTTCTACAGGTTGAGTTTCACATTGTGAACATTGACCACATGGTAGTCTGTGCTCACATAATGGAACATTTCCAATACGTTTTTGTGACAAAAGAATCTTCTGTTGTTTCGCAAAATGAACATCAATACTTTCATTGTACCATTCCATGAAAGTTATCATACCAATCTTCAACAATTTCTTACCTTTCCAAATAACCAATTCAAAATGACATTCTTCCTTTGTAATATCATCAATACAACCACGTCGTACTGATGGATCTTGTGATGGTCGAATTATTGGTTCTCGAACAGAAATATACCACCAATCTGGATATTCATCATCTGCATGGTTCGCTTTGAAAGAATCTAAACCTTGGGTTGCCTTGGCTTTATATTCTTCACGAACTTCCAGAATAATCTGAAAACCACACCTTCTCATCACTGCAGCAGGATGAGAAAAATAATGGCTAACATTCAAATCCATAACATTGGTCGTAATCATAACTTGTTGTGCTTTGATGGCTGCACGTCCTTTATCTGACAAGTCAGCACGTGGTGGCTGAGTAGCGATAGGATTAATCACTTGAATTATTTCACCAAGTGAAGGATCTACGCCCAAAACCTTATCAGGGTTAAAACAAGCAGCATCATCAAGCAAAATACACCAGTAAAACGATTCCCAGTTCTCCCAATGTGGGAGAGCTGAATTTCTAATATAAGCTGGAATATCAGCAAGTCCTCTAATCTGTCCAAAATGGCGTCTCATGATTTCGCTAAAAATTGATTTTCCGATGGAAGAACAACCACAAATTAATAAAGAATAAGGTGTTTCTCGCAACTTCACAGAATTCATTACATTCATTAAAAGTTGTCTAAGATCAATCAAAACGCGCAAACGAGCACGTATGACTACGACTGCTTTTGACGCTTCCTTTTTCTTATCTTTCTTTGCGGTTAATGACTTATCTTCCTGTAAGGAAATAATCTCTTCTCCTTGCCGAATCAAAGCCATGACTTCTTTCAATAGACCATGACGATCAAAATCATCTGATTCCTGTTTTTCATAATAAAGATGTTGCACCCTAAAGGTAGCATTAAACCACTCCTGGTAACTATCTTCACTATGAAAGAAACTTAAAAATTTTCCTGATTTATAACTCTGATGAACACGTGTGCAAACATTTTCCACAATAGCGCTGATGGTATCAACGAATTTTGTCATGTTACACACTTTCATTACACGAGTATCTTCAATATATTTTTGTGCTTTCTTAAGTTTCTCGAAATCAAAACCATGAACAGTAATACAAGTTGCATACGAAATTAACTTATATATATCTGTCCACATTGTTGACTCTCGAACTACATTCCACCACCCTTGTGGTTTCTTGAATTCAGGGTCAATCTCTTGTGCCGCTTGTTCATTTATTGGATGGTGAATCTGCTCACGAATCCAATTAATAATATGCATAAACTCACCTTTAACATTTTTCCTAAGATATTTATTTAAAATAAGTCCAAGCGGCAACAGGGTACTACGCAAATCCTTCATGACTGCAACAGTACCTCCAAACAAGCATAAATCAATTATTAGTTCTTCATGTTTCAATAAATCGCTAAAATCAATTTCTAACAATGATCCTGCTTGCTCCTCAATATGTGAAAAAGAATTAAAAGCTTTAATCTTCCGATTATACTTTTTATTCAAATCACTATCTCGATCAATGAATGTTTTTCGACGGTCCTTTCGGTCACGATTAACACTCACTCGAACATCTTTTTTAGTTTTATCTTTTTTATATGCACGTCGAGCTTGATCTCTTTTCTTCTTCTGCTCTGGAGACAAAGTGAGTGGTTTGTCGGGATACAAAGCTTTTCCTCTCTTCTTCTTCTTGAGAGGTGATGAATTTGGAGTATTGAGGGGTGTATTACTACGGGTAGCACTTTTCTGTGTGCGACATAGATTCTCTATAGAATCATCAATCAATTTTAGTTTTGATAAACTACCTCGTAAGAGGATTTCCTCATCGCGCGAAATACCGCGCCCTTGGGGGGCTAGCCCAAGTGACATTCTCAAAACCTTCCACATGAATCCCCATTCATGCGGCTTCGTTGAAATAGGCACGAAGGCCATATAACAATATTACGGACTGAAATTAATCTCATCATTGAATCATTACAATGAACGCGTAAATTGTCGTCATTCAATCCCACTTTAGAAGGTCGAACATTTTAATGCATTTCTACATATGGGATATCCGAGTTAAAGTGACAGTTTAAACTTAACTTTGAATAAATAACCAGCAAATCACACTATGTGATTGATACTGGCTCCAAAGTTATTTGTACAAGTTGAGGGGTAATAGTCTTTTCACAGTTTGAATTCAGATTTTCCTGTTGCTCAAAATAACTAATTGTAAAAACCGGGAAACATTCAATAAAATATTGAACTCCCTAATTACTAATCATATTAATTTAAGTGTCTTCATCTAATCCAAAATGTGTGATAAAGGCTCTCCTTGACGGTTTTGAAACTAACCGTATCATACTAACTAACGAAATGTGGGTGTGAATATTGCACATCCAGTCTTCCGATAACAACCATTGAAGCCGAAACTCCGATGGTTAAAATGGGTCAACTCCGAAGCTACAACATGACAACCAGAAATGGCCGTTGTATAAGTTAGGTTTATGAAACCACGCTACGTCAGGCGTGGCAGACTCTTTCGAGTCTTTACATGAGATCTTAAGAAGAAATCGATCTCAATTACTATGGAAATGAAAATTTC